TTTGGATATCTCCAAAATCACCAGTAAAACCAACTGTATAATTAAAATCAAAATCAGCCATAAAACCTCCTTTAAAGCCCTCAAAGAGGCTTTATGTTACTATAAATTTCTTAAATTTTCTAATTCAGGAAAACTTTTTTCTCCTATTGTCTGGTCGTTATAAATTTCTACCATTGAACTATCTTCCCACCCCACAATAGCCTGTATTAGATGGTAGGGTATGTTTTTTCTAGATAGCAAAGTTACAAAATAATGGCGTACAGCGTGTGTATAAAAGGGTACTTTTAAATAGTTTTCGAATTCCGCTACCCAAGTTCTTATTGTAGAATCAGTAGCTCTGCTACCATCATCTTTTATAAAAAGATAGTTATGCTCTATTTTATTTTTTTCTAATATATCTTTTCTTTCTAAAAGCCAGTTATTATAAAATGGTAGGAATTTATCTTTTAGTATATACTTGTATAAAAGTTTTCCTGATTTACCTCTTCCTTTTGTTTTTATCTGTCTCACGGTTTCGAGGAATAAATCTCCAAAGGCGGTTTTATTTTCGTCAATAAGGTCTACTTCAAAATTTAGAAGCTCTGAGAACCTTGCCCCGCTTGTTACGGCAAGTGCTAACCAGCAAGCTTGTTGCTTATTCTTGTCGCTTAAATATTCCAAAAGATTTTCAATTTGCTCATCTGTCAAAATAGTTTTCTCTCGTCTAAGCTCTTTCGGAGAAGATTCTATAACTTTTAGTATAACGTTGCGAAAATTAGGATAATCTTCATCAAAAAATTTTTCTATGAAATTAGAAAGAGAGGAAAGGGTGCTTCTCATATTGTTTAATCTCGAAGAACCCATTTGCAATTCATCTGTTGCATAAGAGAAAAAATCAGCAAATTCTATTTTTTTTATCTCGGTAAAATGTTTATTGCTGTTGTTTAATAAATTCCATGTAAAAAACATTATCAAATTACTCTCGTATACAACAATAGTTTTAGCGCTTGTTCTTATAGATTTTTCTTTTAGAAATTTATCCATTAACTTGATATTTTCAGGGTTAATTTGCTTTGTTAGCTCTTCCGATGTAATAATTTTTCGATATGTTTTTCTTGGCATTTATATTTCTCCTTTTATATTACTATTCCCTCTTTTATAAAGTATGTGAGGCCAACAGCAAAAGCATCTGATTCATCAAAATTTTCAAATTTTAACTTTGGATATTTTTCTAGTATTACCTTTTGAAGTTCTTCTTTTTTCATATTACCTTTTCCGCCAATTGTTTTTTTAACGATAGTGGCGGGGTAATAAATCTGTTCATAGTTACAAAACAAGTAATTTACGAGTCCATGCACACGGAAAATTGCCTGTGTACTTGCGTTAAATCTTGTAAATCCTTGCTCTATAATAATTTTACTAGGCGGGTAAGTATTAATCAATTTTATGAAATCACTACCGATTTGTTTTAGTTTCAGCTTTGTTTCTTTTTCGCTATGTGTGTCTATGGTTAAAGTCTCTACAAACTTACCATCATCGGTAAAAATACAAATACCTGTTGAATTTAAGGATAAATCTAATGCATATATATATTTTTTCATTATTTTACTCCTAAAAAAGGAAGCCCCTTTTGGGGGCTTCCTTTTGCTTAAATATTACTTTTCCATTTTTCTTAGCTCAACAAGAGTCTCTCTTGCGGCTTTAGAATACGTTCTTGCAGCATCCTTATAGGATTCTGCTTTAATAGTCGCAACCTGTTCGACAGTTAGAGCACCAATTAATACAACAATTAACGCATCAATTGATTGCCAAATCTCTGATGGAACAGCGAGATAATGTAAAACTAAAGATTGCACAACTGCTAAAACGGCTAACCAAACCTGCTTATTTTTCCAAATAGGAACTATCATATTATAAATCTCCTTTTATTAAAAATTATCCCACAGCTAGGATTTTTTCCTCAACTCCGGGTTGCTTTTCTTCGGGTTTCAATACACCCAATGGTTTATCCGAGCATTCTTCTAATGCCTCTTCTTTTATTTCTTCCTTTATTTGTTCTTTTACTTCATCTTTTGAGTGCCAGATTGGATTTTCAGCCTCTTTCATAACTTTAACTGCCGCCTCAACCATAATATCAAGGCGCTCATCCGTTATACTGATATTGTTTTCTTTTGCGTATAGTCTGGCGTTTTCGAGAACAGTATATAATTTAGCTTGCCCATCAGATAAAGCAAATCTTGGAGCCTGTTCAGCCCATCTAACAAAACGAAATATTTCTTTTTCTAGGCTGTCCATTTTAAGTTTTTTAGAAAGCTTGCTGATATAGAAACCACCCATTGTTGTAACACCGGTTACCACAATTCCTAAAAGTGCACTTAAAACATTGCCTAATGCGCCGCCAAGGGCGGTTGTCCAAAATCCTTCCATAAAAACTCCTTTTTTATACATTATTTCTGGTTGTATTTTATTCTTAAATTTTAAATTCGGTTTCTTTATCAAGATTGTATATTTCTGCGGTTGTTCTTTTATCGTTTTGCTTGTTATATATATTTAATAATTTTTTAAAATATTCTCTAGCAATTTCTATATCTTTTGTTGCATCAAATAATACAATTTGGTCTTTATATAAAATTCTTCGTTTTTCTCTGACTTTTTCAGATATGTTACCTTTGCTTAATTTGCTTGGCAGTGATGCCATTTTAATACTTACAGCAAAAGAAGTTATTAGCCCTTTTTTATCGGTCTTTACCTCTATAACATTTCTATCAAAAGAACGGAGTATCTTTTTTGTTATGACAATCTCTTCATCTATAAGCAAAATTAATTGGTCAATTATAAGTCTTGCAAAATATTCTAAAACACTAAAATAAAAGGCATATTTTGGGCTATTTAAAGTTTGCCATCCATCCTTTGTAAGGAAACTCCACCCTCCCTTTTGGGGGTCAATATCTTGATAAGGTCTTTTTTGAACCCCCGCAATTAAAAGATTAGGTGTTTTTTCGGCATAGCCCTTCAGTATTTCATATTTAATTCTATTTTGAAGTTCTAAGATTGCAGCATCCCCTTCTTTTTGACTTTGCTTATTGAGATTATTAATAGTATCTAATATAGTATTATGTTTTGAGTGAGAAACACTCTTTCCTCTTAATGACTCACCTTCTTTTAAAACTTTTGACTTCACTTCTACCCATACTTTTCTTAGATATTCTGTTCCTTCTCCTGTACTATTAGGAGGGGCATCGTTTGCCATTCCTAGATAGTCTGGTATTGAAAGATTATCGGCTCCACCGCCAAAGAAAATATTTTCAAAAAATTTCCCGTATCTCCCGGCATCTCTAAGATTACCCACGGGTATATTACGTCCCTCACCCGGGTTGAAAGATGCAAAACTTGACACATATTTGAATGTTTTTTTATCACCGACAGTAACAGATTGTCTTCTATCAAGTAACTCAATCCACGGGTTATTAATTAGCTGATTTAATATATGTGGCGTCGCGTTAATCGCCATATCTCTTTCTATTGTAGCAATATCTGCTGTTGTTTGTAATGCAAGTTTTCCCGCGTCAGATGATGTACCATCACAATATCTTTTTTGAAAATCAGCTTTAACCTTTGCTTTTAAATTTTCATAATTAAAGTTCTCCTCTTGATTTTCTCCCATACTATATTTCCTTTCATCAAGAAGGATTAATATGCTTCCTCCCGGATTTTTTATCTATTTCTTTTTCATACTCACAATTTCTATTGGAGCAAGCGATATAATCTTCATAAACATAAAATTCAACGCCTTTTTCAATCTTTAAAACTTCTCTTGCCCTCACTTGTAGAATTGAGCCGCATTCAGGGCAACGCTCTTTTAAAGAACGTTTAAGTTTACCTATCATATTTACTCCGGAGATTCTTCCTCTATATCTTTTTTATTAGATAAAACAGATGACTTTTCTAATCTTTCTAACATTTCCGAGCCTTCTTTTTGAAGTCTTTCAATGTCTTCCGGGTTCATCTCGGGTATACTATCCAATATTTGGGATATTTTATCAGCAATGCCTTTTAAGACAGCCCCGGCTCCTGTTGCCATAACCATTTGCTCTTTCATCTCTTTAATAATTGTATTCAGTTTAAATTTAAAATCATCGTAGTTTACAATCATGCTAGTTATTGTCCTTGTGAGGCGCTCATCTGCCAAAATATTTTGGTCAAAATCTTTATCTAAAACATCAATGTTAGTATGGGTTTGGAACAAATAATATATAAGTTTTGTTTCTGCTTCTATATAATGATATTCCGAATAAGGGACAAAAGGCTCACCCTCTATTTTCCCGAAGTAATCATTTATATATGCGTTGATAAGAACAACTTGCTGCGCCAAATCCATATATGGTAAAACTTCTATTTTTGCATCCCCATATTCGATAGTGACAATTTCGGGAACCTGTAATTGCAACTTAACTTTATTTTCTAGCATTTAAAATCTCCATTTTATTTTGTTTTTATTAAAAAAAAGAAGCCGGGTTTTAACCGGCTTCTAATTATTAGTTTAGGCGGAGGGGGGTACGCGGCCTGAACCAACGCCATATGCGACGAAAGCAATGCTTGCAAAATCACTTGCTGAAGCAGACGCTACGAAACTTCCAGTATCAAATCTCCATTGATTTATAGTTACAATACTGCCAGATATAGTAGCTGTTGACATACAATGGTTAGCAACAGGGCTTCCTGATAGAGAGCACACTACCCCCATAAAATTTATGGTTGGGTCTCCGAAAATATCCTCGGTTGACAGCGAAAAAGACGGGTCACTTACTGGTACTGTACTTCCGGCTACATAAGGATATTTAAATTCTGTATTACCCATTACAAAGTCATCTATATAGACAAGACTACCTGAAATTTCGTCAACAGTGCTTGAAACATCTACAAGACTACCTGAAATTTCGTCAACAGTGCTTGAAACATCTACAAGACTACCTGAAATTTCGTCAACAGTGCTTGAAACATCTACAAGACTACCTGAAATTTCGTCAACAGTGCTTGAAATATCGACAAAACTGCCTGAAATATCTGATAGCAATGTCCCAACAGATGCATTCTGATTTGCACTCATGGCGTTATTTAAGTCATAAATTTGTTTATTTGTTAATGACATATTTTCTCCTTTTATTTACATATAAAAAAGGTCACCCTTTTTTATGTCTTTAGTTGATTCATCCCGCTGGATTTTTACACCATTGGAAGTAATAAAATATTTATCCCGAGATAGTATAACTTTAAATCCGGTAGAAATTGGTTCTTCGGCAATAGAAATTGGAATAGACTTTGTTTTTTTAGACGGCTTTTCAGGTTCTAATGGCGGTATTTTTGGTTCCGGTTTTTGGTCGTCTAAGTCCATTACTTCACCTATTTTCGGTTCTGGCCCATCGTCGGGTACATCAAGGTATTCATCCATAATTATTTTTCCTTTAGGGGCGGGGAAACCCGCCCCATAATATTTATTTTAACCGATTGTAATTGTGACAGAGCCAACTGCCGGAGAACCCGATGTGGTATCTTCCTCGGTCTCAAACTCTATTAGAGATGAACCAGAAACTGCCGCACCTGTTACAACACCGGTTTCGGCAACAACCTCTACTATAGAACTTGCGGAAGTAGAGAAAGTTAAATCCCCGTTTGGTACTTTAAAAGATATACCATCTTGGGTAATACCATATATCGTAAGGGTTACAGATTCACCGTTAGCAATATCAAAATCACCCCCAGCACATTCCAGCGAAACAACATCGTCCCACCAGTTTGTATTGTCAATAACTTCAATAATGTAAGCATAGATTTCTCTTGCTCCACCACAAGCGTCAATTTCCGCAGCGCTTGTTGGGGTATAGGCAAGTGCCATACCAGTTAAAGGAGTGTTAGCGATGCCGTCAGCTGTCATTGACAGAGTAAAAGCACCGGATAAGGCAACTCTTGGTATAATAATTTGGATTAAACCAATCTTATTTGTGGTTACATCAGCGGAGTTAAGCTGTGATTCCAAAACAATTTTTACAATACCGGGAACCATATTAGCATCAATTGTGAAGGCTTTACCGGTTGTGGTATTTGCTGTATAATAACGAACACAGAAAACTTCACCTTCAGTGAATGACCCTGCAGCTAAAGTAAAGGTGCTTCCGGTAAATTCAATTTTTTGAGTTGCGCCGCTTGAAGAAGTAGCCCAACCGTAAATTGTTTCGCCGTCAAAAGCAATTGGTGTTTCAGAAACTGAGCCAGAACCAGCAGTTGTAGTAACGTTTTCCTGCTTGTAGTAATTACCAGTCTCTAGAGTAGCGCCAACTGTTGCAGCAAGCATTCCCAAATTCCACTGGGTATCAGTGATGGTAACATTCATTTCCGCAGTATGATAATAAATATATTGTAGCTTATTACCAATTCCGCCGCGAACAGGGGTTGAGCCTAGTGTAACTTCAATTGAGCTATCTAACAAAGTTTTACCTGTAAAAACAATGTTATCGTTAGCGTCGTAGGCGTAAACATCCGCGCAATCTGTTACTTTTATGACCTTATTAAAATAAGGCGATTAGGAATTTCTACCTAATTCTGCATTTTCTTTTTTTAACATTATATATGCAGGTCCGACTGTATATTCATCCTGTAAAAACAGGAGGATAACTTCAGTATGATAATTACTTATCATACCCCGCAGTCTGTAGGGATTTTATTATAATTATTTGGATTTATTAAATTTATTTCTAAGAGACGCTTAGGTTTTATTATTTATAGTATTTTTATAAAAATATATCCCGATTGTCATTTAATTAAATCCTTTAATTATAATAATCTTTCCTCGGTCTCAATCATGTCTGACTTTTAACCGATATAGTTATCTGCTGAGTTTTTTACTAAAAACTCCGTATATTTCTATACGTTTCGGCAGTTTTAGTTTACCGATGTTAAAAATTTTCTAATTCCCATAATATAATCCTCCATTTTTTAATAGATATTTGATTTTTTTTCTTAGCGCAACAAAGGCTAAGCGTTGATTGTCTTCCAAAAACTTTTTATATTCATATTTAAGTTCTGGAAAATTTATAATACTGTCCGTTTGAGACAGCCACATCCATACAACATCATATGCTCTGGCGGCTTTATCTTCAGCATCAAAACATCCAATATAATAAGACGTACCTGAATACCTTATTTGGGCAACCCATTTATCGGAATATTTTTGATAAGATACTCCTGAGTATTGACTGTGAGATTTTGCATTAGATGCTTTTTGGCGAGTCTCAAGCGAATGAGGTACGCCTTTATTTATAGGGGTTTCTCCTTTTTTAAATTGAAAGTCTTTCAAATGAGAAGTATCGGTGTTGACACCTTTATTCCAAGGAGTCTGACCCAAATGGGATTCTGAAAGTTTTTTCTTGGTTTCTTCGGATACAATTAAACCAAGTACGCCTTCCCCTCCGTCTGTGCCATTTACTAAATTTTCTCTTCCATAAAAAGAAATCCAATATTTTTCTTTTTCTTCTCTCTCTTTTTCTGAAACAGTTTCTATTAATCTTATAACCGGTAAAAGATTTAGAGAAATAAGTTTTCTAATCCATTTACAACGATAACTTTTTCCGCCCCGCTTTGCGTCGCTTATGTGCTGATTAAGTCTTCTTTGTAAAGAATTTTTTGTTACCCCAACATACCTCGCTAAGCCATTTCGGGGGTCAATTAATTCATATATAAAAACATTATTGCCCATTATATTAATTGACCTCCTTATTTTTTTGCGCTTTCAAGTGATATTTTGTTTTGGAGCGCATCCAATCCGACAGAAACATCTTTGTATTTGTCGGTATCATCTATATTTGAAAGCCAGTGTTTTATGAAAGACTTATCTTTAAACTCAACCATACCAGACATAGAAGCCTGTAAAAATATCTTATAATGAACCAGAGTATCCATTCTTCTTATACTTTTTAAAAATTTTCGTATAGTTAAGTTATATACATATTCTAAGCTCCATCCCGTCGCAACGGATAAAGATACAATGTAATCTTCTAATGATGCGGTTTTTTCCCCGTTTAGCTTTCTTTTATATTCTCTTGCCTTTTCTATAGAATCCCGTACTTCTTTTGATATATTTTCATCAATGAGTTCGACATCATTTTGCTGTGCTATAATATTTCTCATCTCGAGAAAATCTTTGTTCTTAAATATCTCCCCATCTATTACAAAGAACGGCTTCCCTTTTTCATCAAGATTATACCTGTTTATACTCTCCTCTAGCTTCTCAAAGCTTTTATCATCTTTAAGGCATAGCGATAATAATCTATCTAAGAATAGTAAATAAGGCGCTTTATCCTCGGATACCCTATCGTTTTTATATATATATTCCAAATCACTCATTCTTATTATAATGGGATTTGGTATGCTATTTTTGTCGATAGTCAAACAGGAAGCCAATGCCGAAAACATGCTGTAGTCTTTAACTGTAATGGGATATATAAGTATGTTTCTGTATGGAACGGGTAAATCATATGTGATATAATGCGATATGTCCATTTTTATGCCGAGTAAGTAGTAAATATAATTTGTTTTCCGCCGAATGGTATTTGACCCGCTTCGAACAATCTGCTACTTTCATCACCCATAACATTGAAAAACATCAACCCTAAACCCCCGACATCTGACCCATTAAAGGTTGCCAGAAGTTCTCCGGCGATGGAATCTATTCGAGTAGTATAATTGGATAAGTGGTTTATTTTGTAATGTGCAAAAACTTCCATGCTCATTTCTATTTTTCCAAGTGTCCTGTTAAAGCCTATCGCATGATAAGGCATTATTCTTAAAAGACAAATCTCCTCTACGAGAACATCTGGCTGCTTTCCATCCATGAACACGTGGTATTTAGAACTATCTTGCTGCCCGGCATATATCAATTGGCTTTTTTCTTCTTTTGTTAAATCCGGCTTATCCCAAGCATCGGGGGTACTATATTTCAGAAGTTTCCACACTAACTCGTTATTATCCATAAGATATTTTATGCAATTATAAGATAGTTTTGAAAATTGCCTGAATTCATTATAAGCTTCCGTACCAATTATTTGTGTCTCATGCGGTGTCATATAGCCATGCTCCTCTCAGAAAGATATTATATTGCTTAGATACAATAGAACCAGAACTGCATTCTATTGTAAGGTAAGAATTTACATCTTTTATTTTATTTAAAATTTGGAAGCTGTTTACTGCACTTCCTCCTGTAAAAGTATAATTTTCAGAAGGGACGTCATTTCTGTCACAAGTAATAGATAACAATTCGGGGGTTTCAGCACCATCTTCATACAAAAATACTTGGAAAATCTGAGTATCCCCTTCTAATACATAATTTTTGTTTGGGGATATTCTTATTTCAAAATTAGTTTCCGGAGTTTCAGATACGATTATATCGCATGTATCAGAAGCCGGGTTTCCCTTTATGTTGGCAGTTATAACAGCATTACCTGTAGCTATGAAATTTACATAACCAGAGGATGTTACAGTTGCAGCGAGGATATTTGAAGAAGACCATTCTACTTCACGAGTAACGCTATGATTATTGTAAGTTATATCTACGTGAAGCTGTATTCCTTCTCCTGGTAAACCGGAAAAGCTATCTTCCGTAATTGAAATCGTGTACAAATTTGTATTGACATCCGCTATGCCGTTAACTATATCGTCCAGCTCATCATTAACAAAATCGGCAATTAAATCAAGTGTCAATATTCTTGCATCTCCCCAATTATAAGTTGAAGTATTTCTAAAGTCATTTATACCAGTTCCAATTACTTTGTAGCCAGTCCAATGCTCGGGATTTCCAAATAAAAATCTTTGGTTTTCGTTTATTAAATTTGTTCGTGAGTTAAATTGAGTATCAATGTGGACAAAACCACCGGGTGTTTTAAAAGGAGAGCCTTGCGTTGCATAGTCTCTTGGCTCTTTTACCAAATACTCTATAGCGCATGGTTCCTCATAGAAAATTCCAGTTGCTTCATCAATCCATCTAAGTGTATTATTGCACCGCCTTATCGTACATGTAGCAGTTAAATTCTTATACAACTCTATATTCGTTGTCAACCAAATACTATCGTCAAAATTGTAAAACCTTCCTAATTCTGGGGGGATGCTTGTACTTTTAAAATACAATGTTTTCCAATCATCTCCCAACTTTAAACCAGTTTCTGCGTTGATGACATGGCTTATTCTTACATCTACATCTCTAAATATTTGAGAACCAATAGAGGTTTCTTCCTGTATTGTCCACCAGTTAGAGGCATTATAAAATTGCTCATCAAGCGTTTTTTGGAATAAGGTAACATAGTCACTCTTTGGCTCATAACCTTTTTGCGCTCCAGCAGCTAAAGATGCCAAGGTGTATTTATAATTGCTCATATTACACCTCCATAAAAGTCTGATTAAGCCATTCGCTCCAATCGTTTTTCTTATAAGTGTAATCAAGCAGAAGTTGTGAGCAAGTTTCTTTTATATGGTTAAGATGGATAGACTTTTCTCTCAAGTTCATTGCTTCGGAAGCAACTCTAAAATCCCTATCTGTAACATGCAAATTCATTTGCGTTATATCTTGAACGTTTTTCTGCATCCAATATTTCATCATAAGGGTTGCCAGTATTATTTTATTTTCTCTGGTTAATACCTCCGGAAAGGTTTTTGTTGCCTCATCAAAATCTAAATCTTGGTTGCATATATCGAACTCAATAATAGCAAATTCGAGCCATGCTTGCAAATAGTTCTCAAAATCTTCTTCGGATGCGTTGAAAAGGTCATTGAGCCTGTAGTCTGTAACGGTCTGCATAAACAAATCGAAAATTTCACTTAGTGATGTGCCCATAAGACCCTCCTTTTAATTTAAAATTACTGTTTTATTGCTGTTTGCTCGAGCAGCATTTTTGCATTTTCTACTCGTTCTGAAATCTTGATTCCTGAAATTCTAGCAATACTGTCTACGACATTTAAGTCAACAGAGTCAGAATCATTAACCATTTTCTCAATAAGCAAACCAATAATTACCTTCTGTTGTTCCGGGTTAGCGGAATTATACAGGGATAAACCTTCCTCTGAGTTCGCTGAAAGAATATCTTCTATTTTATCTTTTGTAAGTATTTTACTGTATACATCATCTAGACCATGCAAGCGTATAACACGCGGGTCAAGTATGTAGTAAAAACCAGCGCTAAGAAACTTTGGATTGGTTTCTATAATATCTACTAAATCTTTATATAATA